TATGGCGGACAAATTTGCTATTTGGAACGGTACTGGCAATACAAGTAGTGGGTCAGCAGTTGCCCCCTTTATTGTAGATAGTGGTGTAGTTTATATGGATATGGCACGAATTAAAGATGGTGCTATTCAAACTGCAAAGATAGGGGATGCTGTTATTGAAACAGCATTAATAGATGATTTAGCTGTAACTACAGGAAAAATAGGAAATTTAGCAGTTACTACAGCAAAAATATATGACTTATCCGTAACTACAGCAAAAATAGGTAACGCTGCTATAACCAGTGCAAAGATAGATGTAGCTCAAATAAACATAGGGCATATAACCAACCTCTATGCACATAAACTGAGTGGGGATATATCAAAACCAGATGCTGCTTCTTTAGCTTCTTCTGTTGATTTTGCTAATGCTAGTAATACCTTTGAAAATTTAATAACTTTAGGACTACCAAAGCCCTCACACACTGGTGGTTGGCTTCCTTATGCCACATTTAACTTAAATAGAGTTGAGGTAGAAAAGAATTCTTGGTACCACATAATATTAGAAATGGCCCCATGGAATGTAAATACTACTGGAGGAACTGGAACTGAAACAGCTTCTACAAATGCTAGTCCTACTGCTTATGGTACTACTTATAATGCTTCTTCTATAAATGCTACTTATTGGGCTGGTACGCCCGCAGCTGTAGGAAGTCCTGTTGTAACTTATATTGAAGTAGCAAGAACTGAGTTTTCTACTTCTCCCACTACTTCTGATACGATAACAGATGGCTCAAATACTAGACCTATTACTAGTATAACTACTACCACAGGGACTTATAGATTAAATTTTAGTGTTCCTACTAGTTGGACTACCAGTACCGCTTTAACTATATATACTGCAGTTGCATCTGGTGCTATAGGTACTTATGGTCAAGTAGCTAGAATAAGATGGGTAGCAGTAGATACTGGCTATAATGATTTTACTATATCGGGTACTTGGCTAGGGGGGAATACAAATATTTTACATGGGATTAAAGTTAGATGTAAGATTTCAGGTGATGCTAATATTATAGGTAGTTCTAATGCAACTGACACTATGACAGTACATGAAGCTACGGGCTTTATGATGGGGGTAAGATAATGGCTTGGGTTAAATGGGTCGATGGTAAAGTAGAGGGGAATGCTATACATCCTGATAAAGGAGGAGATGGCGAAGAATGGCGAGAAATAATTGTTGAAAATGCTTATGCAGACATAGATCAAAAACTAATTATTGTAGAAGAAGATGGGGTCTTATATAAAAGAGCAGTAGATAAAACTCTAACTTATAAAGATAAAAGATTAAAAGAATATCCGCATTACCGCGACCAATTAGATATGATATATCATGATTTAATTGATGAAACTACTGTTTGAGAAAATAAAATTACAGAGATCAAAGATAAGTACCCGAAGGAATGATTCTATATACAGAAGATGTGCTAGAAGATTGCTATAAAATATATCGTCTACACCAAATGCGAAAAGATGTACCTTTTATAACTAAAGAGGACTTCAGAGCATTATTTGAAGAGATAATGGAACGAGTTTATATGTATGAGGAAAATTAAGAGGATTTTTCGAGCAGTTCCATTATATAATAAAGTCTATAAGCAAAAAAGACGTACAAAGAGGACCAGCATAGGAACTAGTAGAAATAGCTTTGGAGCTGGATGTAATAAACATGATACTAGAAAAAAGTATCGAGGACAGGGTAGGTAGATATGCCAACACATTATAAAGGAAAAAAAGGTACAGCTTTTACAAAAGCTATGAAAGAACATAAGAGAGGTAAGAAAAAGAAAAAATGAAAAAATGGTTTGATAAACTTGCTAAAAGTTTTTTTAATTACATAGTTGGTAATAAGAAAAAGCCTAAAAAAAGTAAAAAGAAAAAAGGATCCTCTAAGAAAAAATAGGGGATGAGGAATGTAATAATAGATGGGGCCATCGGAATTATATATGTTATCTGTTATGTCTATATAGTTTTAAAGGTACTTAGTTATTTTATATAAATGCACAATTGTTACTTAGGATGGTTCTGGGATTATGAAACTGAGGAGCTTTATAGATGGGACGAATTAAAAAAAGGATTAAGAAAAGAAGGGAAAACAAAAAAAATTGGATCGCGGGTGCAGTCAAAAGACCAGGAGCCTTTAGAAGAAAAGCAGAAAGAGCCAGAATGTCTACCCCCGCGTATGCAAGGCACGTACTTAAAGAAGGATCTAAAGCTTCAACTCGTACCAAACGTCAAGCTTCTTTAGCTTTAACTTTTGCAGGTATGAGAAAGAAAAAGAAAACAAAAACAGCATGATTAATAGTCCCCCTACCCCAAAAGGAAAATATAAGAAGAGATCAGGGAAATCAGTTTGCAAAGCTAAATACTCAATTGTACCTAATCATAAAGGAGTAAACTAAATGGGAAACGTTAGAGAAAGGATTAAAAAAAGAAGAAATTACAAAAAGGAATATGCAAATTATCAAGGCACACTTAAGCAAAAGAAACGGAGAGCACAACGTAACAAAGATCGTAGACAAGCTCTCCGTGAAGGTACAGTTATTAAAGGAGACGATGTCGATGTATCTCACCTTGATGGTAATCCTTTTAATCATAGTCCTGGGAATGTTGTGGTTATGCATAAAAGCAGTAATAGATCATTTGCTCGTAATAAAAACGCGGGTAAAAAATATGCTTAGCTAACGTTTCTTTTTCATGGCTTTTAACCATATTTCATACTCACCTTTTTTTGCACGTTCCCAACCAGAAGATTTCCTAAGTTGACACATATTATAAGCAGTAGACATAGGCACACGTTTGAACTCTACATTTCTAGGATTCTTATAACTGTAACGAATTTTGCTACGTTTTACATATACATAGGTGGCCAAATTTATTCTCCATAATAGTTGACATATCTAAAAAGTGCCTTTATGTTCAACAGTATAGTACGTAAAGTACTTTTAATAATAATAATAATATAGGAAAATAAAATGGCGACTTTTACTTCAGATCAAGTTGATGGTAATCAATCTTTTAAACCTTTCCCTGATGGGAATTTAGGTATTCGGTATGCTAAATATACTGTAACTGCAGCTCCTAATACCAGTGATATTTATCAAATGGTTGATGTTTTTGCTGGTGAAACAGTTCATAACGTAAAGTTAAAATCTAGTGACTTAGATACAGGTACAGACTTAGTTTTTGGTGTAGGTGATGGCACAGATGCTGACCAATATCTTGCGGCATCAGCTGCAGGTCAAACAGGCATTGCTGATGATCAAGATGCTAATATAGCCCCTAATACTTATACTTCAGATGATACAATTGATATTACTGTTGAAGTAGACCCAGCGGGTGATGTTGCAACTGGAACATTAGAACTTTGGGTTACCGTATCGTAAAGAATTTCTCCCTCCCATGAGAAAAAAGAAGGGCTTACTGCTCCGTGCAGTGAGCCCTTTTCTTTAAGAAGAATTATCTTCCTACTCTAGTTATATCTATAGGTGTAGGTCTCCAACCACGTGGTGTCAATTGTCTAATACAATATCCATCACTAGCATTTCTTATATTAATAAGTTTCTTTTCTATATCGGAATATCTATACCATTGACGGATCTCAATTTCGAGCCTTCCGCAGCTTTTACAACGGTCATCTCCAAATTGTCTGGTGGTACACCAGCCTATACAAGGATCACCTGCGAGACTCTCAGTTCTGCCTTGTAATTGCACTATATTACTCATAAAACCTCCACTTTTGGTTTTTAAGGTCTATAGCTTTGAATATATTACAGTTTTTACTCTATTTGTCCAATTTACTTAATTCTTTTTTCAGTCGTTCTTCATACCATTCAGCCTTTTTTAGATCCTCAATTCCGTTTTTATATCTAAAACGCCATCGGTATTTTAATGAATTGCCACGTAAATAGCCTATATATTCTTCGGAAGATAGCATGGCTTGTATAGCATCTATACATTCAATATCTCCTTTTTTATAGTGTGGAGGGGAGTTAATAAAATCTACTTTTTTAAATTGAGTTGGATGGATAATAGGTTCTAGTTCGTCTTGCATCTGTTCAGAATATGTAGTTTTTATATCTTCATACCAGATATTTCCAAGCTTATCTACATGAGTCCATTGTTCTCCTGCTTTAAATAAATAATTAGGAAAAACTTCATTAGTTAAAAGATTATCTGCTTCTTGGTCTGCTTTTTCTTGTTCTACTTGCTTATATAATCCATTCCTAATATAAATTTCTTTCACATCAGTTCCTTTAAGTCTCCTTTTGTGCACACCCCTTCTATTCTATCAATGAAAATTTTTCTGGGGATGGATTTACAAACTAAATCTTTTTGTGTTACATACACAAGATCCGGATCCGTGATGATGTATACACCAGCAGGTGAACCTATAACTGTATATGCAAGATGATTATGGGATTGTGCTCTACGTAACCAGGAGCGTTGTAATTCAGTAAGTGCAACTTTAATTTTGGTTGTAGAGCGTTTTGGAATGTT